GAGCGTCGTGTCAAACAGACCGCGGCCCTCGTCGTACCCCGCGACGGCGTAAAGCTCGTCTCCGACGCGGGCAAAATCCGTGACGCGCAGCGCGTCCTCCCGCAGCCAGAGATCCTTCTCGATGTCGTACACGAACAGGACGGGCCGCTCGTCTTCATCGAGCACGGACAGATAATACTTGTTCCCGACCGCGCCGCCGACCGCCGCGTGATACGGCACGGCGCCGAGCGCGGCGGAGATCCCCCGCGGAAAGCCGCCCTGATAGGCGCAGACGTCCGAGCAGGATTTGTAATACAGCGTCTCGTTGACCACGACAAGGGATTTGGCGCTGCCCTTCTGCACGCCGCGGCACACCGTCTCGTCAATGCGGTGCGCCCCCTCGGGCGAGACGGTCACGCGGTGGATGCGGTTTTCCTTGAAAAAGGTCGGATAACCGAGATAGTTCACCGCGCCGGTCCACGGCCCGTCCGAGCCGACGGAGCCCGTCCAGGAGTCGGTCGAGAGCCCGCTGTACTGCCGCCAGTTTGTGAAGTCGCCCAGCGCGCAGCAGAAGATCTCGTTGATTGCCCGCCCGTCCGCGCCGATGCCGTAGCGGCAGCCCCACAGCCGGTTGCGGCATTCGCATACATAGTCCATGTCCGGCACACCGCGGTCGATCGTGAGGGCGCTGTCGGGCTCGTCCGGAATGGAATCAAGCAGCCCGGTCACGGTGATCCAGTCCGCCTCGTTTTCCCCGCCGCCGACGGCGTGGATGATCTTGTCGCCGTTGACGCCGACCGACGAGCCGGCTATCGTCACGCCGTCTCCCGCCCGGAAGAGCTGCGGCACGCTGCCCATGCTCTCAAACGTGATCCTGACGTACGCCGTCTCGACGGCGACCCATTCGCCCTGCGCCTCGGACCACTGGCGCAGCACATGCGTCTCGCCGGAGGTGTCGATCCAGTACTCCGCGTTCTGCGGCTCGGCCGGCGCCTCCGGCTGCACCCCGCGCACCGAGATCGCCGTCCCGTCGTGCCGTACCATCTGATACGCGGCGCGCAGCGGCGCAAAATGCGCCTCCAGGCTGCCGTAGTCGGTCTGGTCCTCGGTGTTGAAATACACCTTGTCCGGAAAGATCACCAGATACGCGCCCATGCCGACCAGCTGCTTCTCCCCGGCGGACAGCCCCGTGACGGGCGTCGGCAGAAAGTTGTAAAACAGCGTCCCCGCTTCCGAGACATAAGCCAGCGCGTTCTTTTCCAGCAGCGAAACGGCGCGGATATGCGTGTCGCCGCGCTTTTGGCGGCTGGAAAGCAGCGGGGCGTAGTCGGTCGTCAGGTTTTTTGTGTCGTACCAAGCGCCGTCCGGGATCTTCAGCCGGTGGTCATAGCCGCCGAAGGCGTCGATCAGCTCCTGCTGCGTGAACTGGCTGTTTACTTTTGGGTAAAGTGGCATGAGCGCGCCTCCTTAAAATGAAAATCTCTGTCCCGCGATCGGTCTGTGCGTCGCGTGGTAGCGGTTCCACCACTGGCTGTAATCCGCGTTGTACATCGCGATCTGCTGGTTGTAGCGGGCGGCCTCCGCGTTGGCCGCGGCGATCATGGCAATCAGATAGTGGGTATAGATCCCCTCGCCGTAGGGAAAGGGGATCAGCAGCTCCTCGTCCCCGGCGGAATAGGGGGCAAAGCCCCCTGCTCCGTCATAGCCCTCGTGCGTCAGCAATACCTCCTCGCGCACCTTGCCGTCCAGCGCGGACAGCCAGCGCAGCTTTTCCTCGCGCGTATAGCTGTTCGGCTCCTGGAGGTCTGCGGCCGCGATGATGTCGTTTACTGTCATAAGCGGGCTCCCTTCCGCTTATTCCGCCGCGGTCTTCAGCGCTTCCTGCGCCTCATACATGGCGTCCTCAGCGGCGCGGGCGCGCGCGATCTCGGCGGCGACGGCCTCCGGGACAAGACTGACCTTGCCGCGCGGCAGCAGATAGCTCACGCCGTTGACGGCGACAAAGAAATTGGGGTCACGGTTGGCCGCGTTGCGCGGGATAAAGACCTCGATCATGGTTTCGTCTTTCATCGTGCTGTCCTCCTGTCTGCGTCAGTTGGTCGCGTCGCTTGCGCTGTACGAGCTGCAGCTCATCACGCGCAGCAGGCGCTCGGGGTACAGGATCGTCGCGCCGTTGGTCTCGAACTTGTAGCCGATCGTCGAGAACTGGTTCAGCGGGCCGCCGATCTCGCCCTTGTCGTGGATGATCATCTCCAGCGCGCCGCCCTCGGGGTCGATGATGCCGAAGGAGTCCTTGCCGAAGAAATAGGTGGCGTAGGTCACGCCGTTCTGCGCGTTTTTATAGGTGTCGCCGCCCAGCACCGGGGCAAAGACATCCTCGATGAAGCGCACGCCGTGCAGCTCGCCGATCTCGCCGTTGAACAGCTCGTCGGGGGCGGCGTACTTGTGCGCCTCGATCCAGCCCTCACACTCGCGCAGATCGTGCGCCACGCTGGGGTGGATGACCGCGTAATAGCGGCCGCCGATGCGCGGCACGCGGTTCTTCTTGAGGATGGTCACGGCCTTGTTGACCATGGCCGGCGTCAGGACACTGCGGCCGGTTGCGTTGTCGAGCATCGTGGCGCAGCTTGTCGGGGTCGAGACAAAGGCGCCGTCCTTGATGTTGTCACAGTACAGCACGTTCGCGTTGGTCAGCAGCGCGTCGCGGATCAGCTTCTCCTGCGTCTCGGCGGCGGAGGCGCCCATCTCCTCGGTCGCGCCGAGGATCACGTCGTCATAGGCCCGCAGCTCCAGACGGTCGGTGATGGCCGTGTAGGTGCCGTACTGGGAGATCGAGCCGGTGATCGCGCTCACGCCGAACTTCTGCCCGGTGGGGATCACGCCCTCGGTCAGAACGCTCGCCGGGGCAAAGGTGTTCCACTTGCGCCACTCCACGGTGCCCTTGTGGTTGACGGGCAGGGGCTGGCGCTTGGCAAACTGGGCGTAGAGCTGCTCCACGCGTGCGTTTTCCAGCAGCTCCGAGTCGTAAAAGTCCTTCATCTCGGCCGAAAGCGTGTTCGAGCCGGAGAAGGCGGTCGTCGCGCCGGTAGAGGCGTTGACGTAGTTGCCGGTCGCGTTCACAAGCGTGCCCGCGTCCGCGAAAAACTGAAGATCAATCGTATGTTCCATAATTCCTCCTTGAAAGTGTGGTCGTTGCGGCGCCCCTCAGCCCCCGGCGGGCAGATGGGCGCCGCGCGCTCCGGCGGCATAGATCCGCCGGCGCAGCTCTTCTCGTTGTCCCTTGCTCATCTCGCGGTGGCTCATCGCGCCCAGCGAGGCAGCCTGCGCGCCGTTCTCGTGCGGCCTGGCCGCACCGGCGCTCACCGCCGCGCTCACGGCCTCGGCCGCGCGCCGGGCCACGGCCTCCGCCTCCCGCAGCCGCAGCTCCGGATGCAGCGCGAAATAAGCCTGCTCCAGACTCACCTGTGAGCCGGGCCGGGTCAGCTCGGCAAAGGCGTCGTTTTCGAGCTCCCGCATCAGGTCAAAGTCCGGCACGCGCTGCCGCAGCTCCTCCGCCGCGCCAACAAGAGAAGAGAAGTGTGACGCTGCCTCGCTCCTGCGCAGCGCCGCGGCAAGCGCGCGGCGGCGCTCTCCGGCCTCTGCGGCAAGACGGCTCTCCTCGCTCCCGGCGCTCTCGCGCTGCTCATAGCGGCGCAGCTTTTCCTGCGCGCCCTTGAGACGCTTCTGCACGATGCTCTGCACCTCGGCGTCGAATTCGGCGCGGTAGGCCTCGCGCACCTCTGCCCAGCTTTGGCGCGCTTCGCTCTCCGGCGCGGCCGAGGCCTCGGCTGATGCGCCTGCCTGCTGCCCGGCGTCGGCAGCGCTTACGCCCGCGGCGGGATCTCCTGCGGCGACGGCCGCGGCGCCGTCCGCGAAAAATTGAAGATCCGTCCGTTTTTGCATGTCGATCATGGATGCCTCCGTTCCTTTCTGTGGGTATGGCCCACGACTCCCTTCAGCCTTCTGCCCTGTTACTTCTTATTCAGGCTGCCCTGCGTTTTCTTGACCCCCTTGGACGAAGAGCTCTTGGAAGAGCTGCTCTTCCCGCTGGACTTCTCCTTGCGGATGATCACGGTGGGCCGGCTCGAGACGGTGGCCTGTGCGCGCAGCGCTTCGCCCTGCGCGGAGCTCATGCCCGCCTGGGCGTACTCCTCCGCGCTCGGCGAATAGCCCGCGGCGATCAGCCGCACAAGACGGTCATAGGCGTCCTGCTCGCGGCTGTAATCGAGCTTGTCCTCCGCCAGGCGGCGGTTATAATCGTCCACCGCGCGGCGATAGGCCGTCTCGTCGCCGTAGCGCAGCTCCTCGCGCGCGTCATCCACGTCGGAGCGGGCAAGCGCGAGCTCGCGGTCATACTGCCCCAGCGAATCGAGATAGCGCTCATAGTCGCTCTTCTCGCGCGACGAGACAAGATCATAGCGCCGCAGCAGCTCGTCGCCCTCGGCCTCATAGGCGCCCAGCGCCATGCCGTAGGTCTCGGGCAGCACGTCCGCCAGACGCCGCAGATAGGCGTCGTACTGCTGCTGTCCCACGCTCTGCGCATAGGACGAGCCATAGCCGCCTGTCAGCGCCGCGGCGCGGCCCATCGTGTCGCGCATCGCGTCCGCGCCCTGCTCGGTGTAGCGCCGGGCGTACTGCTGATACAGCGGGTCGGTCGCGCTGTCATAGCGGAACGGCGCGCGCCCCGTGATCTGGTCGTACAGCGCCCGGATCTGCTCATCATAGCGGCTTTCATAGGTCGGGGCCTCGCCCCGCTTCTGCTCCAGTGCCGTAAGCGCGCTTTCATAGCGCAGCCGCGCCGCCTCGTCCGCGGCGGGTGCGGTGAACTGCGCTGCTGCCTCTCTCGTCGGCACGACAGACGAAGAGGACGAAGAGACAGCCGCGGCCGCACCGGCAGAAGACGCGCCGGAAACGCCGCCTGTCCCGCCGCCGGAAGCGGTTTTGACGGC